ACCTATGTAATGCCTTGTTTGACCCGTTGTTGTGATGCCTATACCTGTCTGAAAACCAACGCCAAATGATTTTCGTACCTTAACGAGTTGCTTCGGGTCTACTAGTATAGCGTTGGCATTGTTGAACCTAACCCCTGGATAGTCAGTTCTCATTCTAAAGAACACCTCACCTGTCTTCTTGTTCTGCTCTACCGTGTTCTCAACCCATATGTCCTGCTCCAAGTTTATTATGGCATCTGCCACCACGACGCCATCAGTAGGTATAGTCACCTCGATGGATCTGTTACTCTTGCCGAACGTGTCTGTGCGCTCAACATATATCTGCTTATAGAACGTGTCGGTGTTCACTATTGTGATTGTGTCGTATATAAACGCAGGGACTTCGATAGTCTCTCGTATCTCTGTTGTCTGATTGGTTATGGTTACAGGTGGCTGAGACCTATTGACTGCTATGCTATCACCTAGCTCATCTAGCTTTAAGTTCAGTGCCCTGATATCGGCAGCATATAGCCCATCGCTATCCATGTAGTTTCGGATAGTGTCTAATAGTGCAACGTTGTTGTTTTGTATTCGCTGTATCTCCTGCTGATACTCCTTCTCCTGCTCACACTTGTTTAGTAGCATGAACGCAAGGAATATGCAGAACATATATGGTATGGCTTCGTTCCAATTAAACTTCTTCATCCACCCATCCTGAGTAAACAACGAATTGACCATCTACAGTGTAAGTGTATTTGCTGATAATAAACTCATCATCAGGTAGCTGAGTGCCCTCAGGAACGTCAACTATTTCTAGCGTATCCGTCGAGTTAGCTCTCTGAACTTTATGTGGGGTAGCGTCATTCCAGGCATAGTACACGCCATCATCCTCTAGTATAATATTATCTGCTATTAAGCAAATCTGTCTGTCTGATTCTGTTACTAAAAATTTCATTACGAATTTGTTATTTCAAAGTTATTCATTACTACACCTCTAAATTGTGTACCTATACCTTGTGTTCTAAAAGCAGCTAAGGCTATTCCGTGGCCTGTGTCAGCTTGACCTACAAATGGCTGTCGCATTGAGTGCCCACTTGTTGGATTGCTTGTGTCTTCTAATACAATATCTGAATCAGATGAGTTGTATTTTGATACGTCCCAGGTATTTGCACTTGAATTATAGTACACAGGAAATACTTCAACATCACCTGTGCTTGAACCACTATTCCAAAAGCCGAGTCCCATTATGTATTGAGTTTTACTGTCTTCTTGGCCATTATAATATTTACGCAAAGTATGCTCAAGACCTCGCCTGTTACTGTCACCAAAACTTGCAGGTGTACCGATAGTTAAAGTAGTGCCATCCCAAATACAAGTAGTTAATTCTACATCATAGTTAATCCTATCTAAATACGCTAAAGGAGCCCTACCATCTTCTATGCTCCAAGGAGCATCAAGCATAGGGTGATTAGAGCCGCTTTTATATAGGGTATCACCTATAGCCTCTACAAGCGTATTGGTGCTTGCGTTGTACTCGTATACAGCGTAATACAATAGACCTGACGAAGTTGCTGACTTTACGTAAAATATAGCAAAGCAATGCTTGCCTCCTACCGTTCCTAAGTTGACTAGCTGACTCATACCATTACCAGCGGCTGGACCTGTGCCCATTGGGTAAAGTATACCTCGACTTGTAATTGTTTGTGAACTTATGTCTAAATCCCAAACCCTCGCATAAGGAAACGCACCTGCCTTTGTTAAACCAACGGATGCAATTGTATACACATTGGCACTTGGCTTATTTATAACTGCAAATTTAGGTAGCCTATCTATATAGTTGTTTGTGTCTCCATCATTGACTGTGAAGTCTATGGTTACGTTATTTGTCCCACCATTATATGTACACACCTTAAATACGTTCCCTGTTCCTACTTCGGGACATATCATAACACATTTAGAGTCTGTTAATCTAATCATACCAAAAGCTTGTCCCCTAGCGTAAGGGTCAAAGTCAGCTGTACCATTAAAAACGGCTGTAGTGGATGAACTAGTGGTCAGAGTTGAACCACTTTGCGTTACACCAATCGCTGTTAAATCTTGGTTGTCTGCGTTGCCTGCTTGTGCGAATATATATACATATCGACCTAATTGAAGTTCAACGCCTCTACCATTTATGTTAGCGTCGTTATCTCCAGTTATAATATTTGATTGTGTCCCAGCGTTAGCGATTCCACTTATACTAGCCACTAATTCTGCAAGAACTCTCCTGCCAATATATATGGCGTTTGCTATCATTATCGTAGAGCTATGATGTCAGTGGCGGTTGTTGTTGGAGCCCCAGAGTTTACATTAAAAACCTTAGTGACCTGTACGGGAATAAATGTTCCTGCGGGGACACCCTTGAAAGTTACCTCGTCACCTCCAGCGGTCTCTACGGTAATATTACCAGCCCCACCTACGTATAAAACACAAGGCTCAGTGCCTTCGCCAGAAAATACACTATAAATAACGTTGAGCAGCCCAGCTGTTTTCGTCGCCAAAGTTTCATCAAGTGCTCCAGTTCCACTAAGCAAAGTTAAAACTGTTGTCGCCACAGACTTAATGGTGTAATATTTTGTGTCACCAGCAGCAATTGCTATCTTGACGATATCTCCTGATTTTACTCCCAATGCCACAAAGTCTTTTCCCGTATCAGTTAAAGTTGCATCATTTGATGCTGAACCAGTCGCTGCTGCTGTTGATGCGTTAAGTCCTGTAAGATTTGAAGTTATTAACTTACCTGGGTCTGGAATTATTGTTGTTGAGCCCGTAGTAGGTATTACGTCTATCGCTCTTTCTGTTTGTAATTTTTGGTATGCCATATCGCAAAGTTAACTATTTTCTATCATACGGAAACACTCTGTTCAGCGTGTCCCTGCGCTCACCACAACCGCATGGCTTACCAGTTACTTCTGAAACCTTATCTACAACCGCCTTGATTCCCGTAGCCTTAGTAAACTTCTCTATGCTATCGCCTAGTCCTCTTGACTTCATTAGTACTTTCCTTTTCTACTCTTTGGTGAAGACTTCGTTGATCCGCCTTTACCAGCCCAAAGAGTTTTACACGCCCAATATCGAGCAGTCATTTTGTCTTTTGCTGTAGAGCATTTATGTCTTGCCCTAAAAGATTTTCTTGCGGCGGCAGAGTAGTTATGCCCATAGCCTTTTGCCCCGAAGTGGATTAGCTTTTCTTTTCCACCCGAGCAAGCTTTGACCATTTTCTTTTTCCCTGCGCGGTCTGACTTTCTAGGTTTGTTGCAGGGCATTGATGACTTATCCGCCACGCTGACTTCTCTTGTACTCTCTAAATGATTGTCTAAGACCTTTAACTCTGCTTCTTATATTTTTTCTTCTCTCACGACCAAACAAAGCATTGCCCTGCTCATCGTAAGTCATACCCGTCTGCCCTCCAGCTCTTACATTTCTGATAGCAGTTCTCAGGCCTTTTCTAGTAGCGATAACATCTCCCGTCATAGCTGTAGATGGACCAGGGTCAGTTAGACCCATCTTTCCTGATATAACTTCATAGTCCTTGTCTCTTGCTGGTATGTTACCGTACTTTATTTTTTTCAATGCACTAACGATTTTACTCCACTCCAAACCTTTGTAATGGAAATGCCTAGCCCCACACCACCAATAATGCTGATGCCTTTGGCTAATAAAATTCCTGCAATAATTGCAGTATACCCAGCTACAGCTAAGTCGCTAGTAGCCCACTTTAGGATTTCGTTTAATTTTCTCATACCTCAAATATAGTGATTATGTTTTTTTATGCTGTCGCCTAATAGCCTCTTTGCCTTTCTTAAATATTCTGACAACTTCAGACTTACCCATAACCTTAGCCCTCTGCTCCCCTACGGTTAGTATCTGAATTTTTCTCGCGAACGGCTTCTTAATTTTTTTAACTTTAGCAACAGTAGCACGAGCATCACTAGGAGTTGCAAATTTAATTCTGACAGTGTCTTTCGGATTTTCATCTGTATATAGTCTTCTGCCTGAACCCTTAGGCTTTTTTCCTGTGCCCACTTTAGGGTCTCTCTTTTTTCTAGGCATTACCTTTTGGTAAACTTTTTAGTCACTCTTCCTGCACGAGTGTTCGCAACAACAGTCTTCCCTCTCGCACCCGCACGCTTCTTCTTCTTTGCAGTGGCAGCACGCTCCGCCTTTGTCATGCTCTTGGCCTTCTTCAGAGGCAGGCAACGATCCGGATTCTTCTTGTCCTTGCTCGTACCACATTCTCCCAGTATAGAACCATCCGTCCCTATTCTCACCCATTTCTCGTCTCTCCATTTTTTAAGCTCGCCCATTATTTTTCATCTTTGACTTGACTATCCTGTCCTGCAAATCTTGTGGGAGTGTCTGTTGAGACTTTGTTAGATAATTATCAATATCAACATCCCTCATTGAAATTTTGCTGTACTTAATGTTTTTCATATTAGTATCCCATTGATTTTTCCATACCGTAACCTGGATTCATTGTTATTTTCCCATCACGCATTTTAGCAAACTCAATCGCTTGTGGTCTCCCAACAGCGTTAGGGGGGAATGTTCTTTCCTTCGTCATTCCTGTGTCCGGGCATTTATATCTTACGGTTGGCATTATTTCCTATGAACTTTTTGAATTGGGAAGTCAGCATACTTGGAAGAACCAGCGTGCTTCTTATATCCCGATGAAGGGTCTTTCATTAATTTGAGTTTGCCACCCTTGCCCTTCATCCAATGAAATCCTTTAGGTGCAGCAACTCTTTTCTTGTCAGCCATTAGTATCCTTTCTTAGCTTTCTTACCTTTCTTTTTCTTAGCGTGTTTCATCACTTTTTCTTTTTAGCACCCTTAGCATAGTTAGGGTCTTTACAATACTTAGAGGCCGCCATATTCGCATACGCTGATGGGTATGTGTCGAACGTCCTCTTTGCCCAGGCTATGCCCTCCGGGCAAATTTTATTTCCTTTCTTTTTAGTTCTACCCTTGGCCATCACTTAATCATTCAGCTTTTGTATAGCCGTGTTTTTAAACGAAAAATTCTCGGGTTTGATTTCTGCTGGAGTATCAAAAGATTGCCTTTCCTGAAGAGGTGTACTCCTGACCATTTCCTGTCGAGGCGTAGGAGACCGTTGAGGTGTAGGAGACTCTTGTCTTTCTATTAGACGCGTAACAAGCATAGGCTTATACTCATCCATAATTTCCTGACCAAATCCAGTTTGACTCCTTAACGTTTTCTTTAGAGCATACTCTAATTTATCCTTTTCAGAAACATCAACCCTATGTGGGGAAATACCAGCCTCAATGAGGCGTGGAAATAAAGGTGATGACTTTATACCCCCTGTCTCTATAGTCTTTGCTTGTCTTTTACCGTCACCGTCTCCGTTAGACATACCTTTCATTTTGTACCCTTTCTTGCTCATGTTGTCTTATATTTATCAATCAAATATAATGAATAATTATCTCAAGTATTGGAGGACCGTCCGCATGTACACATGTGAGAAACACGGCCTATCATATCCCGACCTAGAAATGCTACTCTTCCTTTTTGACGAGGGGCGATTCAGACGTAACCACTTCAGGAAGTTCGAGAAAGTATTCTCTTGGGACAAGAATAGATTCGACAGGCTACTGACCAAAGGATGGATAGTCAACCTTAATAAAAACATAAGAGGCCCCGTGAAGGGCCTCTATGAGGTTAGTCCGAATACAAAGCGCATGATACGTACCTTGTATGGAGTTTTGTCAGGAGAGATCATACAAGAGATTGACCCTGCGCTCCGAACTAACAATTCCTATATGAAACGTAGGAGGAGGAAACAGATAGAACTTATGAATCAAGAACGACAACAACGTCGCGGTCAAGTATGATAGTATGCTTCTCTCCATCTATCATCATATCGTACCCGCCTGATTGGTCGTAGTATATATAGTCGCCACTTGAAATCTCAGACACGTTCTCACCCACACCTAACACACGAGCCTTCTTATATCTGTAATGAATCTCATCGTCCTTAGATAGAATCAGCCCCTCCTTATTGACGAGCTCCTCCTCTATCTTTTCGATTATAATATATTTATTTACTGGTCTCATAACTTCTAGCCATTGTGATTATCGCATTCGTACCTAGTATAGTTGTCGCAACAGAGACGGCATTACGCAGGGCGTTCTTAGTCACCTTGGCAGGATCCACTATACCCATCTCAAACATATCACCATACTCATTGTTCTTTACGTCGTACCCCTGCACACCCCCAAAGAACCCGCCATCAATAATGTCGTCTAGGTCGTGGCCTGCATTATCTAGTATCTGAGTGATAGGAGCCGTAAGTGAGTTACACATAATCTTACACGCTACACTAGCCTCGTCATCGCCATCAACCTCACAGTAGTTATTATACAGAGCAACCCCTCCACCAGGCAGCACCCCATCATCAAGCGCAGAGCGCACAGCACACACAGCGTCGTCCACTCTGTCGTACAGCTCCTTCTGCTCAACATCTGAGTTACCCCCTACACGTATCACACCTATAGAACCTCTCAGCCCTGCAATACGTCTTTGGATGAAGTCCTTCTCGTCCTTCTTCTTTGAGTTCTCCTTAGCAGCTTTCAGCTCATCAATACGAACGTTAATGTCCTCTTCCTCTCCACCACCTCCGATGATAACTGTGCTGTCCCTACCTACGATGACCTTGTCGGCCTTACCCAAGTCAGTTACGTTGGAGAACTGTATGCTGTCTATAGTCTGCTCGGAGAAGTACTTAGCCCCAACAGATAGAGCGATGTCGCTCATCAGCTCATGCTTACGGAATCCAAAGTCTGGTGGTAATACATTACACACCTGAAGCTTACCCCTGACGGCATTAGCGGCTAACGCGTTCAAAGAGTTCTGAGAGCACGGCCCTAAGATTAACAGCTTACGTCCATCTGTGATACAAGCGTTAAGTATAGATGCAATCTTCTCAAGGTTCTCTATAGGACTATCAGTAACAAGGATGTGCACGTTCTCGAATATGCACTCGTCCTTCTTATGGTTGTTTATGAATAATGGCGAGGTGTACCCTCTATCTATCTTGATCCCGTCTGTCACATCTGATGTAGTCTCAGTGGTCTGACTCTTCTCTACGGTAACTATCCCGTCCTTCAGTCCCACCTTCTTATAGGTGTCGTATATAATCTGACCTACCTCAGGATCATTGTTAGCAGATATAGTGGCCACATCTTTTAGTCGCTTGTCGTTTATACTGATAGAGTCCTTATCAAGTTGCGCTATCACTTTCTCGCACTCACGATTAATACATCGCATAATCTCCGACACATTATGGTGTGGCTTGATTAGTTTCAGACCCTGCATGACGATAGCCTCCGTTAATACGATAGCGGTGGTTGTGCCATCACCTGACGACAGAGCCGTTCTGTCGGCAGCCTCTCTGACCATCTTAACTGCTAGATTTTCAATCGGGTCTAGTAATGCCACGGCTTTAGCCACGGTGACTCCATCTTTGGTGACTGTGATTCCATGTGTGTGGTTAGGCGACTCTATGATAACTGTCTTGCCCATAGGGCCCATTGTCGACTTGACTGCCTTAGCAATCTTTTCTATACCAGATACAAGACGTTCTCTTGCCTCCTGGTCAAAGTGTAAATCTTTGGGTGTATATCCTGACTCATTCATTGAATTTAATTTTATGCCACTAATATAATGTAGTGTGACGAGTCTGACAAGTTCATCCCTGCTTTTCTCCTATATATATAATCTCATATATCTTTTTTTATTTCTTTCAAAAATCAAGAAAAAAGTCGTCAAAGTCGTCACTAGTATTGATAATCAATTAGTTAGATATCAATTCTCGTCACTATTCTCATCATCTTAATGACGACTTTAGTCATAAATCCTTGTTTAAGTGATTTAATATTCCAATATTAGAGTATGCTTCTATAGCTCAACTGGATAGAGCAACTGCCTTCTAAGCAGTAGGTTGAAGGTTCGAGTCCTTCTAGAAGTACTATGATTAGATTGATAACACTTATGATGATTGTGTCGTCTTGCTACGCACAGCATCCATACATAGATCTCAATGCTAAGCAACTAGTCAAGCAAGCACAGAGAGACGGATATGAGGTAGAGTCACAATTCTGCGACAATATTATTACGTTCACTCTGCACTGCGAGTCTGACACCATTACTGTGGAGTATAGCATATATAGAAGTAAACCATTATTTGTTCGTTATGAGGAATAAGATATTTAACATAGCAGTATGTCTGATACTTGTTGGATTGATGTTTATAAATGTGTACATGTCAATGCCAAATAAGTATACATTTGATACGGACTATTTTTATGTGGAGGAGGGTGTCTCTGATTCAGTTACTACTGTTGAGGAGCTCCCTCCTTTTTTAGATACGCTCTACAGCGACTACTGCCCCTACATACATTACACTCACGACAGCACTATAGACTCTATAGTGATACACTACGACTCTGCGGTTGCACCTGTAGTCTCTAGAGTATCTAGCGGTTATGGATGGAGATGGGGACGTATGCACTACGGTCTAGACTACTCAGGCTGCAATAGGGACACGTCAGTGTCTTCATTCGATGGAGTGGTTAGGTATTCAAGTCTAGGATATAATGGAGGATACGGCAACCTGGTTGTCGTTAGACATTATAACGGACTTGAGACATACTATGCTCACCACTGGAGTCTATTGGTTGAGGAAGGTGATACCTTACTTGCAGGCGATCCTGTAGGGATAGTAGGCTCGACGGGTAGGTCAACAGGTCCACACCTACACTATGAGACTCGGTTCTTGGGTGTGCCCATTGATCCTGAGATAGTGCTGAGTGGTAGAGATAGTATTGAGATAAAACGTAAAGGATTTAGTTATGGGATATAGAATAGTTAAGAAGCTGGAGGATATGGATAAGGTTGTGTACTTACTTGACCCTTGGGGAGAAGTGTTGTATCTTGACAACCACGAGGACGTGGATAGCCTAGTCGGCATCCTTAACAAGAACTCGGATGAAAATACAAGCTATACATATGAGCGAGCAAAATTTATTTGATATAGGATTCGTAGAGAAGATTAATATTGACGGAGGTAAATACTATGAGTACTTCGTATCTGGCATGAATCTCTTCGGGTGGTATGATATCGATGGGCATATTAATGTGTCTGTCGACGACACGTATTTGACATACACTGATATTGATGATGTGTATGACTTGATTAAAATATTTCAGAAAGGTGGAAATACAACATAGAAAACCAGGACTACATTCTAATTGGTTCTCCAAGTACTGCTGTAGTGCAGAGGGCGTAAAGACCAAGTTAGATATCAAACACTCACCTGAAGCCATTAATGGAAAGGTGTACTATAATGCATGTGGTAGAGTGACTACAATGAAAAGCTACAAGGACTTCGTATTGAAGTTTAAGATAGACCCATCTACTAGACACGGCTCAGTGACTAGGGTGTATATGTCGGATAACGCTATATCAGGAGATCACGTAGACCTCTTTCTAATGCGGCCTTATATATTGACCGGGGGTCATATTAGATTAGGGCAGTCTCGTGTTTTTAGGAAACCTAATGAAGTGCAGGTTCAAGTCAAGGATGGCATCTGTAAGGTGTATAGCGATGACACGTTAGTGTCTGAGTTTCCCGTTGAGGATAAGGAGCGGTATATTATGTTCCAGGTGGAAGCGACTGATAAGGTAACACACCTACATCCCATAGAGGCATCCTCGTATGTGTACGATATAAGGGTAAATAATCGGTCAGACATATAGAAGTTTCGGGTAATATATATACTACACGTATACATACTATATATAAACATACTATATTTATATACACCCCCTTACTTAACATAACATTTCTTATAGGGTTTTTGCCGTTTTTGTACTTAACATAATATAAGTTATAGGAATATATAATACGTGATCGTCCAGTATAGTGGACATGTCCAGATTATAGGACACTCCAGTCAAAATTGTCTAGTATATTGGACACCCACCCCCCCCTGTCAAATTGTCGCGGGTACATTGTCACATTGTCACCAAAAAAATTTGCATAATAACTTTGTCTAGCATCACCCCCATAGAGCGCATATAAGCGCGTCACCCCCTATTATGAAGCAACCACACACGGCACTCTGAGTTTTGAGCATAGACAAGATCTGTCCAGAATAGTAGACAAACAGTGTTCATACATTGTGGACAAGTGA